CACGTCTGGTGAAGAGATTTTGTAATCTCTTTGACGAGTGGGTCATTGCTGAGAGCGGCATGGTCTGCCAGCGTCAAAGCACCATTGAAATCAATTGCCATTGCTATTTACCTTAGATGTTTTGTCGTCCGCGTGAGATGCCCATCAACTGAGCAAGCGATTGTCGTCCACCTTGTGACTGTTGTTGTCCACCGTTTGATACTGCCGGTCTCGCTGTCTGTGAGTTATTAGTCGGCGTGGGAGCAGTACGTCCGGCTTGTAACTTTGAAAGAAGTTGCGGAACCAGTGCCTTCGAGAGTAGGTCAATCTGTTCGTGAATTACACGGGCGGCTACATCTGGCTGAAGTCCGTTTGCGATGAGGGTATCTACCGCTCCCGGGTTCTGTTTGGCCAGAGGATACTGATTGATAGCAGTGGTTTTCTGCTGGTCAATCATGAACTGACTAACCTGTGACATTGCCTGTTGATATCTAAACCGTTCCAACTCGGCTTGCATCTGCAAGTTACCGGTTGTCGGGTCTACTAGTTCTTGGGCTTCAAGTTCGCGGTATCTATCAACAATCTGTTGTTCCTGAGCCTGTTGCTGTTGCTTGATTATGGTCTGACGGAGGTCATCCGCCGAATTGAATCCTTGCCGCTCAAACTCCTGAATGACATCACCCCACTTTGACAAACGCTCGTTTGCATTGCGGGCCTTATCGTTGACTTCCTTGAACCTGTCATATGGAACAGGATTCAGGTCATCTTGCACCTGCGGTTCACTGGTAGGTTGTTCAACCCCCAGCAAGTCATATACGTCATATGACTCTTGGACACCCTGTGTATTTACGTCTTGGGCGTATGATGTGGGTTCGACGTTTTCCCGCACCATGTCCATAATGGCACTTCCAGCACCATTGTTGTCTGAAGCACCCGTCGGCGAATCGGGCATTTGTGTCGCCATCTCTTCTGACATTTGAATTATTGCTCCCTATTGTTACTTATTGCCAGTCTTTTGTTCTGTCTCAGGAAAGATATTTCGCTCAATACTTTTCTGTGAGATGGAAACCATCGACTTAGCCGCGTCATTCTCTTGTAAGAGTTTTGACCGCTCGCGCATCTTTTGGATGTCGGCTTCAAGTTTTGCTCCCTGTTGCGCCTGTATCTTTGAGATATCGAGTTGTGTACGCATCTGTTCGGCCTGTGGGTCGAAACTAGATGGTGGTGGTTGTTGTTGTGCCTGTGCTTGCTCCATGGCAAACGCTTGCATCTCTTGCATCTTCTGTTCTTGTTGTTGCAGGTGTTCCATAATCATGCTGGTTTCTGGCAACTTGAGCATCTTGATGACAAGCATATTTGTTGACGGGTCTGCCGGGTCTCCGAACAATCCCATCTGCCTAAACGCCATTAGTTTCTGGAGTTTTTGGTCTGGGCTATCGTCCTGAGCAGAACCCGGCACGTATTCAATGCGGTATTGACCGCCTTCACGAATGTGGTCGAACGAAATAACTCCAGTTCGCAATTCGTCGGCGGGTGACCTTCGTTCTTCCATTTGTCCGACAAATGGGGCAACCCCAAACTGTGCGGTAAGGGCAACTTCCCATTCTTTAATTTTGGCATTGCTAATCTCGATGTCAGCGCGGATATACGAGTGCTGGGTGTTATCTGCACGTTGCAATAGACGCACTGATTCCGCAGGTGTACCAGCCTGTGCCATGCCTTGCGACACATCATGTAGGCCAGCAATATCCATCATGTCCTTTTCAAGCATCTGCAACATTGGGTATAGGTCTTGTCCTATGCCCGGTGCGCGTTGAATGACTGGAGGAGCAGATGCCTGATTGTAGTAAATCTTACGGTAGATGCGGCTTGCGTCATCAACGCCATCAGATTGATTGTTGAATGCATCTGCACCAATGCCGGACAGTTTTTGAACCATGACGTAGTCTTTTTGGTTCTCAAACTGTTCTTGCATCCTTGAATAGATACGGTTGTAGGTTTGTTGTAGTGGACATAGGTCAAAGCCTAGGGAATATCCATAGGTCGTTCCTGAACGTGGTTGCCATCTAAGCGGGATGAAAGGGAACTCATCCTTCTTTTCATACAACCAATCTCCTGCATAAAGGAGGCACGTGTTTGTACTGACCACATATCGTCCATTTGGATACTGTTCGTTTGGTTTTTCCCAGTATTCATAGACAATAGCCGCTCGTCGTCGGCTTTCGATTTGGCCAAGACGTGCAGTGCTTGCAGGAGTCCAACCGTTACCGCTACCGTTTCCACCTTCAAGGTACGCATCAACGTATGACCCGTTCGCCCCACTAATAGCATCTGCCGTAACACGCTTTCCGTTATCACCATAGTTATCTATGAACCACGATAGTGGCCGTACAGATGCATGAATCATGTAGCGGATGTCTTCATCACGCTTGGCTGTAGGGTCTACGAATACGTCAAAGGCAGGAAGGATTTCTTCGCGTACGTCACCGATAGCCATCTGTTGATAGCCTTGGATTTCACCAGTCATCGGGTCAAAGAATGGAACCGTCTGTATTCCCTTTGCATCCCAGTAAACTTTCAAATAGGATGTGCCACAAACACACGCCCATCGAACACGTTCCTTTAACTGTGTTTCCCGCTTGAACTTACGATTGAAGTGGTTACAGATGATGTTTGCTTCATCAGACGCATTCTGGTCTCTAGGCGTATCTGACAATGGAATAGCATATGCATCAGGGCTTACCTGTGTCAGTTTGCCTACTACACCATCAATCAATGGCCGCATCTTCTGGATAGTGATGTAGCGGTTCAGTTCTGTAGTGTTCTGCAATGAAATGAGGTTACGCGTCTGGCTTGCAATACGCATCCACTGCCGACCCTCAAAGAACGCCGTTGCCAAAGCCCATTCAAGTTCCATTTCCTGCCGCGCACGGTAGGAAGCCTCAAAGGCGTTTTTGACAAACCGAACAACAGTAAGTTGTTCATCGTCCTCGAGTTTAGGTGCGCGTTTCCACTCTTGGGCATTATGGTCAAGAGTAAGGTCGGTATCATTTACGAGTTCGTAGTCTTTACCCTCAAACGAACCGGGCGTACCTTTTTTTGAAGGAGCCTTTAACGCAGTCATGCGCGGGTTGGATGGACGTAACTTACCGACCAAGTCACCAAGCAAATCCCCTAATGACATCAGATATATTCCTTCACGTGTTGCTTACGTGGACTCTTACGTCCAGATATTTCAAGTAGTACCTGCAAGTTATTGATAAATATGTACAGTTGAATGCAGTTTACAATCAATGCAAGCAACAGCAACCATTCGACAATTGTCATATCCAGTCACGCTTTCTATCTTCGTTCAACCATGATGGACGCTCGGCACGTTTTTTGTCAGTCTCAGGGCAAGCCACAGGATATTCACGCCACATCAAGCCGTACCTAAATGAGTCAATTGCGTGGTCGTTTTTCGTGCCACGGTCAAGTTCCTCTGGGTCACGCGGGTCTGCCATCGCCTTGCTTAGTTCTTTGATTAGGTTAGGGCAGTTACGCGTGATTCTTAGTTTAGGTGTAACTACACCTTCTACCATGTGCGTCTTAGTAAGCCATTCCTGCACACGTCGCCAACCGGCTTTACGGTCTTTAACTGCACGTACCGCTGGCAATCCACGCTCCCACCAAATCTCTACGGGGTACTCACCAATGCGCTGTTGTAAGTTCTCTGGTGGAAAGGTATTAGCCCAGTCAAAGGCAATAGCCTCAAGCCTAGTGTTCCACTTAGCATCAGGGAATCGCCTATCAATTGGTTCGGCCATTCCACGCGACCGTAGTAAGTCTAAGACAATTTGGGCTTGCGATGATGACACGTGGCCCTTCTCATACACTTCACCAACAACGTAGATGTTCTCTTTGTCATCCGATGCGTACAGTAGGAATGCACAAGGCGCACCAGTACCAAAGTCATGACTAGCCCAGACGCGCCACCATGGCTGTACGTGGACGTTATCAATGACGTGCCACGGTTCACCCTCTGGCCCATATTCCCTAAAGTCAGGGAAGAATAGGCCACCTACGCCTACCTCGTGTTGGCATTCACGCAGGAACGATATCAGGCCATAGTCATCTATTTCGCGCTGGCATATCTCAACAGACTTATGACTCCACGTAGGAGTGCCACCAGTAATACGATAACCAATACGTCCATCTTCTTTTTCATCCGTCGTATACGTTAGGTTTTGAATAGCAGGAACGATAGGTGACTGTTGCCTATTCTGCAACATATCAACCTCACCACTTAGAACCTTAGACATAACGCTATTTGCATGAATCCGGTTCTGGACAAAAACGATGGCGCAGTCAACGCTCTTCGCAGGGAGAATAGTTTGCGTAATCGTTGCTATCTTTTTATCGACACGCCCAACGCTGTCATCAAGTTCGTCAATGTCGTCGAAAATAATAAAGTCAGGACGGAGGTAATCCAGTTTGACACCACGTGCGCCAGTGTCGAGACCAAACGCAAGTACGTTGAAGCCGTTAGCCGTGCGCAGTTTGCTTGCATTCCATCCCTTACTGAATCCATATTTATTGACGGCTCTTTCTATTCCACAACGCTCCATGGTTGTAGCAATATCTTGCACGTGACGGTTAGCCGCCTCTTGGGTTGCACAAACGTACAACAGGAATCGCCGTGTTGCACGAACAGCAATACGGCTTGCAATGAGTTCCATCGTAGTAGACTTACCACCACCACGGAACCAACATTCAATAAGTGCAGGAGGCGGGTCTTTCTGCTTGATGCTATCCGCCCACTCCCATGCACGTATATGGTGTTCACCTAGTGGTGATGATGCGGCGTGTGGCGCGTATGACTTAAGCCAATGCTTGTAGTCTAACTCTGCACCATCACTGGGGTAAGCACTACCACTATCAAAGTCACCGACTTGTATGGTTTGTTCAAGGTCGTCTAATGCGGCCTCAAGCAATGCAAGAGATAGGTCTTTGTCTGGCCTAACGTATTTCTTGAATGCCTTTGGAACAAGCCGCGTATTGACGTTAGTCTTCTTCATCTACAACCTCTACGTCAATGATGTTTTGGTCGGCATCAGTCTTATACGTCTTCATCAACTTAGCAACGCCGGTTTTGATAGCGTGTAAGTCATCTGCGTCACGCACTGACGCTTTGATAATGCCTAGGAATTGGTTGATGAGACTGTAGGCTTGGTCTACTTCAAGGGTATACGCTTTTGCGTGCGTCATACGCTGTTCAGACTCAACAATACCTACACGTCTAGCAATCAGGTCAAGGACTTCATCGGTTGCCTTAACAGCATTAGCACCTTCAGTAAGCATTGTCCCTAACGCTTTGAATGACTCTTGGAACGTAGGTATGTCACCGGCCTTATAAGCCCTTGCCGCCGATAGATATGTTTCACGTAACTCCCGTAGTAACGCTCCACTTATACCTTCCGTCGCGGCCTCTGCACGTTGGTCGATGATAGCGGTGATGTATGCCGCATCATCTTTAAGACTAAACAACTCAGGGTCATCACGCAACTCATTGATGCGTGTTAATAGTTGTTGCCCAATATTGCTAAAGCGTTTTTTGTTTGCGCTGTTTAGCCCGTGTAAAAAGTTTCCGTGTTCATGCACCAAAGATGCACGTCCACCATGATTAATACAGTAATCACGGCCAGTGACAGCCGGTTGGTTGCACTGGCCATGGTTTACCTTTGCATTACATAGTTTGACGACAACACCGTTACTATTCGTTCTGTGACGGATGCCATCTTCGCCTATGCTGATACTCATTCATCATCCTGCGTCTGCAAGTTTGACGTGTCCCACATTGATTGCCGCATTGCTGGATTCATTAGATTCCCAACGCGAAAACTACTATTCATGCCTTTAAGCATATTGTTCGCAGTTTTGATTTCACCCATACGCCGAAAAGGAATAACCTGCGGTTGTGTTGCCGCAGGTTCAGAAACTACTGTCTTAGCCATAAGGCTCTCCTATGCTTTGCCCTTAAAGATGGTTTGTTCATTCATCCATTGAGCAAATGCTTGTCGAACACGCTGTTGCTCGTTGCCATCTAACTTCTTAAAGTTATCTGAACCACGGAGCAATCTATCGTATTCTGTTCGTGATTTCAGCCCACCCTTTTCAGGTTTCATGCTTTGTTGTACAAGTGACACCCCAGTGCCTAGTGCATCCCATCCACCACTTTGCTTGTTCTTGCGGAAATAACTAAGTGCCTCACCACTAGGTTCAGCCTTACCTACAGGTGCAGACTTACCAGATTCACTTGGCTTGCCTTGCTGTGGAGTAGTCTGTGAACCTGATGGTGTTAGTTTTCCAGATGCTTGGGTAGATGCTTTAGGTGCTGGTTTTCCAGATGACTGCGCAGAGTTAGTTTGACGGTTGGGCGCAGTAACCATGTCAGATTCCATCTTATTGGTGACAAACTTTACATTGCCTTTAGAAGATGATGTACCTTTAATTGGTTTATCTGATATGCCATCTCCATTGACATTCGTTCCACCTGTAGCAGTACGACCAAATAGGTCTTCTTGACTGTAGGCTACACCACCCGGAGGAACGTACTTAGCAATTGGTTCACCAGTCGTTGTTATATCGCCGGGCAACGGCGTAAAATTATCACCTGCGGTAACTTGTGATTGCACACTTCTATAATAAGGGTCTGTGCGTGATAGCAAGGCTGGTGGATACTTTGGGATTCTAGCCGCAACGTCAAACCCCGGTTCTTGTGGCAATCTAACTCCACGCATCGTGGCATCAAATCCAGATGGTGCAACCATACTAGATGGACTATTAGAACCACCTAGTGCCGCCTGTCCAAACTGATTTGACATATTAGGCGCAGATTGCCCACCAAGTGCTGTCTGGCCAAAAGCATCAGTAGGGATGGCTCCACGCCCAGCAAGTTGAGCCAGTACCGCACGGAGGATTGACAGTTTGTCTGTTTGTGGAGGCATCATATCGTCCTACTTCTTTTTAGTGAACATGGGCATCTTCTTACCCTTGGCTTTAGCCTTCATCTTAGGCTCCATCATCGATGGCTTCTTTTCGACACCCATCATCTCGGACATCGACATCTTCCCTTTTTCCATAGCCATTCCACCCTTTGGATAAGGCATTCCCATTGGCATTTTATTTCTTCCTTTTCTTGGCGGCTTGTGCGGCCTCTGACATACCAATCGCTACCGCCTGTTTACGGTTGGTAACCTTACTGCCAGAAGACGACTTTAGAGTTCCTGCTTTGAACTCATGCATAACCTTTTGCATCTTGCCTTGCTTGATGCCCATCAATTTACTTAGCACGGCGATACTCTTTCGTAGCCGCACGACGATTACGGGAAGTACCTTCAATGACAATGTCTTCTACGTCGTTGTACTTGGACTCGTATTCGTTCTTGTCATCCTCGGCGTGTTCTTTAGCCTCAGCACGTTTAACCTGTGCAAGCGTAGGCTTATTCTTCAACTTATGCTCTTCCATCTCTAGACGGAGGAGTTGTCCAACTGATGGCGCACGCTTTAATCCATGCTCCTGTTTTTCAATAGCAAACAAGTCACGATTTTCAAGCGCAGTAATACGCTTGTTCATATGCCCCATCATTACTTGCTACCCTTTTTCTTTAGGTCGTCTTCCATAAGTTTAGACATCTTGCCTTGGCTTGGATACGACTTTACATTACTACCACCAAGAGCAGTAGTCCCATAGTCTTTCTGCTTAGGAAGGTTCTTCTCGTAGTTCTTGATACCTTGACGTATTGAGCCAATGTAATCTACAACTGACGTAAAACCCATGGCCCGCGCTTTTTTGTTTTCAGGGTCAATTGGGTAACCACTATCCTTTTCGTCATGCCAAGCGTCTCGTTTACGCAATGCCGCCGACGTTTCAGATAAATTGCCCGGACTCTTACGAGTGTATTCATCAGGGTCATATTCTTTAAGGCGATTCAATTCGGCATACGCTTCTTGCACGTTTTTAAAATTGCGCCCTAACCCAGCGTCATTGGTGGCAAGTACACGAATGTCACGACCTGTTGGCTTGGGAGCGTTGGCAAATTTGTTCTTTTGATTCTGCGATAAGGCACGACTAAAGTCTGATTCAATACGAAAGTCAGAAGGGTCTTGTGGCATTAGTTACAGTTCCAAGCACGCAGTGATTTATTGATGCGGCTATTAGGGTCATTGGCTGTTTCAGCCGAGGTGTTTTTGGCTTTCATGCCAGACATCCGCGCACAGAACGACTTACGCCTTCCAGCATCCGCTTTAGTCTTAGGATTAGGGGCAGGTGGTTTTAGGTTAGCACCGGTCGTGCGATTAAAATGCGCTCGTCCAGCGGCATTGAGACCACCAGCAGGGTTCTGGTATTTCTTTACTACGCCCATGTACGCAGTATCCCGACAATATGCAATGACAGCAAGTGATAATATCTACATCGAAATCATCAGTAATACATACATAAGGGGTTTATATGATTGACCTAACAACGCTTCCTTTGACACACAGACACATCCTGCATTACCTAGCCAAAGGATTGACGGCTAAAGAAATGTCCGAACAGATATCTATTCCAGTTCGGACAATCAACTTTCACTTGCAAGTGCTATACAGCACGTTTGGTCTCCCGCCGGGTAAGAATAGATTCATCAAACTATTGATTGCGGCTGGATACATACAAGACAAAAACCCCATCGAATGATGGGGTTCTCTGTTTATGCGAATGGGTCTGCTATCTCCCAGTCCGCAGGGTTTCCACTGCGTTTAGATGAACCGTCATCGCCACCGCGTTCACCTGACTTATCAAGTCCGTTCACTTGGTCAGCGACTACATCCCAGATGACTCGTTTAACGCCATCCTTTTCGTATTCACGTGACTCAATGCGTCCCGTTACACTTACACGCTGTCCCTTTGTCAGGTACTGCCCACAGTAATCAGCCGACTTTCCCCATACCTTGATATTGAAAAAGTCAGATGGTGCATCTTTGCCGATGCGATTAACCGCAATACCAAACTCTGCTACCGGTGTATTTGCCGCCCCTACTGATTTGACTTGCGGGTCTTTAGTCAAGCGTCCCACTAAACAGATTCTATTCACTTAACAGCCAATCTTGCAGACAAGTCAGCAATAACAAACTCAGCAAACTCAATGACAAACTTAGCGGGAATACGAATGGTGTTGCTTTGAAAAGCCGCAGTGAGCGATGCGTATGCATCCATAGCACTAAGGTCTTTCGCTTGGCTATTCGACTCTACGTTGTTGATGTCATAGCGAATACCGGTAGGGGTTGAGCGCATAGAGACCTCGAGGTCACTATGGGTGTTGGCGCGTAGTAAAATCATCACTGTCCTCCTATGTCATGATTGACAACAAAGTGTACAGCACGCCTTTAGGATGTGCAAGAACTTCTTCTTGTGTTATCAGGAGTAAGACAATGGATTCTAGGATGTAATCAATGTCTACATTTATCTTGATAATCATTTATCCCAGTTTGCTTCATTTACCGCTTCGCCATCAATAGTGAACATCATCAACTTTTCCACCTTAACAAAGAATGGAATGGTTTGTTTTTGTGATTCTGTGACTACTTCCACATATACAAATTGTTGGTCTGGATACGATGCTTGCACTAATCGCACAAGGGTTACGCCATTCTTTGAATGGTAAACACCTAACCGCCCAGCCTCAAGTGGCTTAGGCGCATTCATCACCTTGCTGATAATCCATCCAAGCACAAAAGCAATGCAACCCACCATGATAATAATCAATGTCATGTCAAACCCCCTGTATCGCAATAATATCAGTATGTGTCAATATTGACACAACTATTGTTCCTATGACTGTAGTTCAATTGGTTATAGTTAATTGGGGTATCAAATTTGATAGGGTGGGGGTACTAAATATGAGACCCCCGTGGCTACCAAATATGAGACCCCGGGGTAGGAGATTTGAATGAGTAGGTCACTGCGACCAATCGCTAATCTAGCGGTAAAACTGTCGATTGATAATGAAGGCGTACAGGAAGTTGGACAGAATCGTGGTGCGGCAGTTGAGGCGTATCAGGCTAGTTGCGTACCGCCCCTACCTGCCGGTTCTCCATGGTGTGCGGCGGTTATACGGTTTCGCCTAAAGCAAGCCGCTACGAGCCTTGGGGTGACGTATGACGCTACGTTTCCACGTACTGGTTGGACACCACACTATTCAGCGTGGGCAAAGGCTAATAAAAAGTGGGTATCTGTTACGCGTCTAAAGGCTATTAAAAATGGCAAGATTGAAGACGTTGTATTGCCGGGTGATTTGGTATGTTTCTATATGTCACACCTTGGACGCATAGCGCACATCGGCATGGTGGTACAGGTACATCAGTGGGGTGTTGAAACGATTGAAGGTAATACTAGTCCTGAACCTAGTGATGAAGGTAGCGTTGAACGTGATGGTGACGGCTACTATCTCAAGATGCGAACATGGGACGAACTAGGTAAGTTCGGCGGCATTGTCCAAATAGACTTCTAAAGAAAAACCCCCGGTGATTCGGGGGTTTGTTTTTAACTAGGACGTTCACCACGGGGATGATATTCGTCATCTAACTCATCGTATGTTGCACGCGGCTCGTCAAGTACGGTGCATGATGCAAATGAGTAATAACCCAGCAGGGAGTTCTGACTATCTCTACATTCTCCGTCAGGGTAAATAATGTCTGCACGGTCAGTAAACAAGGCGAGAACCTTTGCGGCATGAGGGCTAACGATATAAAAAACATCCGGTTGCTCCGCAATGTCTTTAATGTCTGGCACGTACCCAAATGACTCAAAGACAATATAGTTGTTATCTAGTTCTTTCTTCTTGCCATAGCCCCAGTCAACGATAACAACAGGCTCATTGAGCAGGTTGATTATCTTTGATTGATAGGTAATTTCTTGATGTGGTGTTCCCATAAGTACTCCTAAAATCGGAAGGGGGCAGGGATAAAAGCGCGAAACTCCCTGCCCCATTTGGCACGTTGCATAGTGGCGGTACTACCGGATGCAACGTACGCAATAGTGTATACTCTACTGTAAACATTTGCAAGGTGGAAAAGTCTATGGCGTGTATCGTTGAGATAACAACGTGGTTACGTGGCAATTCAAAAGACGATAAGAATGCGTCCGTGCTACAGAAGAAGAAGATTCGTGTAGAGGGCAATCCTGAAAATCAAGGCAACGTAACTAGGCAAGTAAAGTTAGCGGCTAATATATGTGGGCTGAACACCCGCAATAAAGTTGAGGATGGTGTGTACTACCTCATTACGGCAAAGTCAAAAGCAACCTTTGTTAGTTATCGAATGGTTGAAGGAGATGAAGCCGTGCGTGACGAAGGTTTCTACGCGCATGAGTGGCGTGGTGGCATACGAGGATATAGGGATGAAAAGTAAATGACTTATCGGTTTTATCTAGGTGAAGACGTTGACAGTGAATGGGAAGTACCAAAGCGTGCTACTACGCTATCTGCTGGTTTTGACCTGCGTGCTTATATCGTAGAAGATGACTATGTTGATATTGAACCGGGAAAGACAGTGCTGTTACGCACAGGCGTAAAGGTATCCATGCCGTCAAGTTCGTTCGGCATGATTGTTTCGCGTAGTGGACTTGCTATCCGTGAGGGGTTGATTGTCCTGAACTCACCCGGCATTATTGATGCTGACTATCATCACGAGGTGTGTGTTGTACTTCACAACACATCTGTTGCTGTCCGTCGGATTCTCCATAAAGACCGCGTTGCACAAATGGTCTTTATGGCAAACGATGCACCGCTTGATGAAAGCATCAAGTCTGCTCGCGTATCTGGATTCGGGTCTACGGGCAAACAGTAAGGGATGTAGATGTATCAGATATTAAGCGGCGACTGCTTAGAGTCGATGCGCCAATTGCCTGATAACTCAATTGATGCCATAGTGACTGACCCTCCCTATGGCATTAATTTTATGGGCAAAAAATGGGATTACGATGTTCCATCAACTGAAATCTGGCAGGAGTGTCTACGCGTTTTAAAACCGGGTGGACACCTGCTTGCATTTGCTGGCACACGCACTCAACACCGAATGGCAATACGCATTGAGGATGCGGGCTTTGAAATCCGCGACATGATTGCGTGGGTGTATGGCAGTGGATTCCCTAAGTCAATGGACATCAGCAAAGCCATTGATAAGGCTAAGGGCGAAGACCGCGAAGTCATAGGAGAGATGGTTGGATGGGGCGCACGTAGTGCCGAAGAAGGCAAGGTTGCATACGGTGACTTTGCTGGCAAGTGGCAACTTACCAAACCAGCATCTGACGAGGCTAAACACTGGGAAGGTTGGGGCACAGCATTAAAGCCAGCCCTTGAACCAATCACCATGGCCCGAAAGCCCTTTAAAGGCACAACCGTTAATAATGTCCTTACATATGGTGTAGGTGGCATCAATATAGATGCTTGCCGTGTACCAGCGGAACCTATGCGCGTTGTTCCGCCTAACGCTACTGGTGGACGCTCTGGTGGCATGATGGGTACACCTATCCCACACAAGGGTTCTATTCCACATGACGATGGCAGATTTCCTGCAAACCTTATCCATGATGGTAGCCAACAAGTATTAGACCTGTTTCCTGATTCAGGGCCTAGTAAGTCTGGCGGGATAACTTACCAGAAAGACTCACAACACTTCACAGGTAAGAAACCACACGCACGCACAGGGCATGATGACAATGGTGGTTCTACGGCTAGATACTTCTATTGCGCTAAGACTGCGGTTAGTGACCGCGATGATGGATGCGAGAACCTAGAGTTGCGTAACCATATGCGTGTCAATGCACCACGGGCAAATGAAGATGAAAAGCACTCGACCCTACACCAGAACAATCATCCAACCGTAAAGCCCACAGAGTTAATGCGTTACCTGTGTAGGCTAGTTACACCAATAGGTGGCACTATCCTTGACCCATTCATGGGTAGTGGTTCTACAGGGCGGGGGGCAGTCCTTGAGGGGTTTCAATTCATTGGATGCGAACTATCCGATGAATATGTATTGATTGCCGATGCTCGCATAAAAGCGGCTGTTGCTAAATATAGCAAAGGGGAGTAATCACACCCATGGTTACTCCCCCCGGCATTTGGTTGTTGTTTTTTTAATGTCCCCTTGCGGGGCAATGACAATGTAGCAGATTTCCAGTAACATATCAACGTGTGAACTCCCAAGGTTTATACAGACTCCTAAAGCCGGAGAGAAGCCCTTAGTACTGTCACGACTAGGGGCTTTTCTTTATCTTGCCGTATGTCAATCTATACAGTAAGATTAACGTATGCCTAAACGTGTACAGACAATCAATTGGACAGATGAACAATGGGAGAAGGAGCGTGCCGCCCGTCGTGCGCGTGCCGCAAAAACCACCTTTCATATATTCGATAGTGCTGGAAAGTTAGTGCGTGTGTACAAAAAGCGTGACAGCGCAATCATTTACTGCAACGACAACGATGGCACGCACTACGTCAAGGTAATGGAGGACTAGTTGTTTATAAAGAACCCAGCAAGGTATTCCCATGATGGTTCATGGAAACGAGCGGATGGAACCATCTGGCTTACAGAGACAAGGCTTTATGAAATCATTAGGCATCGTCGTTTGTTACTCGGTATTCAACAGCGGCATCTAGCAGGGTTGTTGCGTACCAAGGATGGCAAGCACTGTTCACCACAAACCCTGAACAACATTGAAAAGGGGCTTAGGTCGGGCAAGGCATACTGGGATTCCTTATCCATGCATCTAGATATTCCATATGCCGTGTTTGTCTACTATGGCGAACTGAAAGACCATGGATATCCAATGCTGTCATTTCCGTACGACGTGATTACCCGTAGTGTAGATGGCGTTATGTCAAATATCAATGTGTATATGAAGCATGAATGGGCTGATAATCGATGACCGGAATTGACTCTTTAAAAGCGTTACTTGATGGGAAAGCCATTCGTGTAAGACGCAAATATGATGAAGATATGTACATCACCCTTGATGAACACGGACAGTTGTCACTATCAGAGGGATACGACTATTACATAGAACGTGAGTTTAGTTTTGATATGAAGTATGGCTCACCCGGCTATGCCATCGAATGTTTTTACAACGACCTATTAAAAGACGATTGGGAGGTAGTGGAATGACATTCATGGAAGTATTCCAAGACTTTATGGATGGCAATCCCGTCACCCGCACCGCTTGGATAGCAGAAGACGAGACACGCATAGTCTTTTATGATAATCAAACCAAGGCATTTGTTGACCGACGGGATTCAGAGGAGTGGCAGTCTAAGTACCTTTGTGTCATCGGTGACGACCTAAATGCCACCGACTGGGAAATCTGTGAATGGGACGATGATAATGAAAGACGTTAACTTTCTGCGTGTATATCCAGAAGACAATACTGTAGAGCAATTGGCTTATGATATTAGTCTTTTCTTTACAGAAAACCCTAAAGCCATGGGTGTTGAAGTGTTTATTAATGATGCACTTGGAACACCAAAGCCAATTGGGCTAGTGCGTAATCCCACAATGAGGTCTGTCTTTGAAGACACGTTTGCCATATACAACAAGTGGGAACGTGACACAAAGACACGTACTGTAGAGGTTCGCTGGAAATGATGACCTTTAAAGGTGCATTTGCACACCTCTCTCGTGGCAACCGGATACGGCGTGCCAATTGGCATCATGATATGTATGTGTTCGCTATGAACCCTGCTGGTGAATCAATCGTTGAAATGAAGATACACCTTGTCGCAGATACCTCTCTTACTGCTATTAAGGAAGAAGAGATTGTAATGTGGTTCAAGCAACCAAAACGTACCGTTCACGATTGGATAGTTCTCAAGAAATGATTCAGTGTCCGCAAAAGCCGTTCCGTGACCTACAGTCTTTCAGGCCAACGAAAGACCCTAATACTACTCTTGGAAAGGATTGGGTATCTAAAGATGGCAAGCGTCGTGTTATCCTGACGCGCTCTATGTGGCGCAACTGGGATATGTACTACTACGTGGACATCTACATCAACGACAAGCACTTCCGCCTTAATGGGGAGGAAGAATACGATAAGTGGAAAGCGGCCATACCGCTACCGGGGTACAAAAATGGATGGTGGTAATTTAGTCAAGCACTACAGGAATTCAAGGATTCAACCAGATGATGCTATTGAGTCTTGGGGACTCAACTTTAGGTTGGGCAACATCATTAAATACACCGTCAGGTGCAATCTAAAGGGGTCTAAAGACACCGACCTTATCAAGGTAGTCTGGTATGCCGTGAAAGAACTAACGGATAGCACAGCAGAAGCAGATGCCGCAGTTGCCAGAATAGCCAATTACCTTGACATAGATATTGGCCAGCCTAGCGACCGTACAGAATCCTAATCAAATAGCCCGACTTGGTTGCCCCATGCATCCCAGTTGGGCCATTTACTTCTTGCAAACAGTTCAATCTTAGACGCATCTGGATACAGCCGGTCAATTCGCCTATTAACCTCATCCGGCTTCCTTGAATGCTCCCGCTTTGGGGCCAACACCACGTTCGCCACGCCCTCATCAGCCAATTTCAGGGGTCTACCTA